GGTAGAAGTTGATGACAACTGACGAAGGTCTTGGTATCCGAGGCCTGAGAAGTTAGCATCGAATGAAACGCTGTCAGATAGTGAGTATGAGTTGTAAGGCAGGATGATGTCATCTGCGGTGTAGCTGATCTTAGAACCGCGCTCGAAGTTGATTGAACCGAAAGCGGTGGTTGTTGATTCTGTGATACCCGGCCAGATTTGTCCTTGTCCACCTGTGCCTGTACCTGTGTAACCGGTGATGCGCTTGATACGGTGTGATGTACCAACGCCCTTCTTACGAGGGATACGGTTGCGGAGAGGTGTTGGGCGTGGTGTCAAGAGCTTTGCAGGTGCTTCGAGATCGAAGGCTGCGAAAGATGTTGAGAGTGGGCTTGAGGTTGTGATGTCCTTTTGAACATCCTGCATTGCGAGGCGTTGAGCCGCGATTGCATTGTTAAGTCCAGCAAGAGCATCTGGAGCAAGTGATTTAGTTGCTGCGAGTGTTTCAAGTGCAGCAGTTGTGTCAGTTGCTGGAGTCATGCCGTTTGTGTTTGGAAGAGAGAAGGACTTGTTCAGTTCTCCTTGAAACTCATCCATGAGCTTAGCGGCCTTCTTAGGTGAAACATTTTCACCAAAGAGGTCAGTAGCTTTAGGTGCTTGAAGTGCCAATTTATTTCCTTTCGGGGTTATTCCTCTGAAGGTGTTCCAGCCTTAGAGAGATATTCCTTCTCTAGTGCCTTGTAGCCTTTTGCGAGGATAGGGTCTGAGGTCGCTGATGCCTTAATGCGGTATTCAGCGGCTTTGATGAGGAGTTCGTTTGTGTCAGTTACAGCAACGCGACCAGTGCGCTTTGGGCCACCTGCGGCTGCTGCTGACTTAGCAATGACGAGTTCCGACTCAAGAGCCACCACCTTCTCTTCAGCCGCCTTTGTTGCGTTCTGAAGTTCGGTGATCTCAGCCTTGACACTATCGGTAGCACTCTTTACTGCTTTCTCGATGATGGCCGTTACTGACTTCTCATCAAGAATCTCTGTTTCGGTAGCCTCGACTTCTTCAGTCTTGACTTCCTCATCTGCCTTTTCAGCAGGGACTTCTTCACCTTCGGCAGACTTAATGCTTCCGCCGAGAGAGTCTGGAGTCATAATTGTTGCTGTTGAAACATTGGCGACTTCGTTTGTTGGGGTTGCGCCGGTGACGACTACTTGAGTCTTGCCATGAGCGTTATCAACTTGATGGCATCCGCACTCTAGGCACTTAGAAATGTCGGCAGTCTTAGCAGACATCTTTGTGCATCCCTTACAAATCTTGTCATCGCATCCACCGTCAGCCTGACAAGCGGCGCAACCATCGCAGTCGCAATCCTTAGAAGTGGCATCGGCTGAGAGGTTGAGAAGTGAGCCGTCTGTTGAAAGTGCTGCTTCATTGTCCTCATCTAACTCTCCATCGCGGAAATTAAAGAGGTGCTTGAGAGCAGAGAGCAGGGTGTCAATGTCATCGCGCTCGTCTGAGTCGGTGTCAGCGATCTCGCTGGCTTCAGAGATGATGAGTTGGGCGATTCCCTTGCGAGCCGCATCATAAGAGGCTTGATCGAATTTAACGGAATCTGCGTGGAGTTCCTTAATGACTTCAGCGAGCATAGATTTATCCTTTTCGGTGTATTCCTCGACTTTGACAAGTGAGGTTTCGCCCTCTACTGACTTAGCGAGCATGAGTTTGGCATTTGGGTTTGCAGGGCGATCTACGAGGCTGACCTCTACGATCTGACCGTCAATAATTCTGCCGTTGGCGGCTTTTTGATCGCGTACAACGCGTGGTGACTTGATTCCGATTGAGAAGCCCTTGAGGACTCCTGACTCAACTTTCTTAACGCTGACTGGATCGACAACGAGAACCGAGATGTAGTGTCCATCGCTCTTTGCTTCGTATTCCTTAGCTACACCAGCAGCGATTGATGAGTGCTGTTCGCGGATGTTTCCACCGGATTTAAACCACTCAGGCATAGCACTTGAGAGCCAAGTGTCATCGCAGATTTGCTGATCAATGTCTAGCGAGTCATCGGTTGCCTTGCCATAGACAAGGAGAGAACCATCCTCTTGCTTTTCTTGCTTGATGATTGCTGCATAGGAATTAGCGAAGTCCATTGTTCTCCTTTAGGCTGAATAGATGACTGAAACTGCGCCGGCTGAAGTACCTGCAGCTGAGACTGCATAGAGAGAATCATTACCGTGCATCCATATTTGGACACTACCTGCTGCGGCAAGATTTTGGCCACCATTTACACCAACTGTATTTGTTACCGCATTGTCGCCAAGAAAAATTGCGGCTGAATCTCGGTTATTAACTTGAACGGCTACATAACCAACACCATTTGGAATAGTTACAAGCAAAGTTGGAGTTGTTCCGACTGTTACATTTGTGTGGATAAGAGCCATTGTTTTCCTTCTCTCGGATTATCGTTTAATTGTAATGGTTATTTTAATTGTCTGCGTTAAGTGCTGCATCTAAAGCCGCTGAGTAATCGTAGGTTGTGTAATCAATCTCTGCTGGAGTTGTCGAGCATCGGCAGTTTGGGTGAACGGGCAAATCGTCAGGGCTTACGCCATTAGAAAATGTGTCGCCTATGTCAATCACTTCCCCGTCAATGTCGCACTCTTCGCAAGGATCAACGGCTACCCACTCGATTCGCTCAACTCCTAGTGCTTGATAAGAGTCCATGTTTGCGGCGTTTGCAGCGCGTGAGCCTTCAGTAAGCGCAATCATTAAAGAACGCTCAGGAGTAGAAAGTGAGTCCTCAATCATTGAAGCCATGTGAGTTGGGCTGGCACCTATGGCAAACCCGTCAGCTAACTTGCTTCCGAGTAGGTCATAACTCGTTGTCTTCATGTCTAGGGATTTAATCTTTATCCCGTTGAGTAACTTCTCTAACCCGCCAGGCGGTTTGAGTAACGCTTCAGCCGCAGGATTGCCAGGCTTCCATGTGTCCCAGTTAAACGCGCCTTGTAATGCTTGAAGGGCAAACTCGCTAGGGTTCCAGTTATGCGGTGGGGCTTTAACCGCTTTGCGTAACTTACCTACCGCCTCATAAGCCGATACCACGCCCGTCACATACATCTGCGCGTAATGTTGTTTTAGCGCGACCTCTAGGGCTTGGTGGTCTAGGGTCACATTGTGCATCGCCCATGCTCTAGCTCTTGCCCTATCCTGAGAAATAAACTCAGAAACGGTCGGGTGAGTGTGCGCGTAATCTGCGACTACTTTTCTAGCATCTACGCTTTTAGCAAGCGCGGCGCGTATCTTGACTGCCGAATTACTGGCGATGCGCCCATCAACTTGATGGACTCCTAGAGTCATGTCAGATAAGCCTTAGCCAGAGATTTCATCGTGTCGGTATCGCCATCAAAGTAGCAGCGATTAAGAGCATCTCCCACGATTGGGTCTAGGGCTTTGAACTCAAATTGGCGAGCGCGTTTGCCCTTGCTAGCCCACTTGAGAAATGCCTTGACCTCGATACTCGACTCCTTAGCGGTGTCGGGAGTGCCGACCCAGACCGGAACTTGATCCATGCCTAGAAGCCACATTGCTAGGAGGCGGTGGTGTCCATCGATAATGACCTGCTTCTCGCCATCGTCATACACGAGAGGGAAGTTGCGGTACGGCTTTAGTGATTGCCCCATTGTCTTGATGCGATCTTCAACCTTTGATCTGTCAAGGATTGTGTCGGTTGCGTAAAGGTCTTTTACTGGCACAAGTTTCAATTCTGCCTTTTGCCAGACATCGGCATCGATAGGAAAGACTGGAACAGTAGGCCACGGGCTTTCTACTGTGTCCTCAACATTTGCATCTTCGGCGTGATTTGCGGAGGCGTTAGGTAATACCAAGAGGCGACCTAGTGCGGCTTCAGCTTCAGCGATAGAGGGAACTCCAGCCTTCTCAAAGTCAGGTGTAGTTGTTTGATCTACTGGCTTAGGTGCGACATCTGGAGTTGGTGGTTTGGTTGGGCCGTCTGGGGCTGGTTCGGTTGGAGCCATTGGATCGACTTCATCTTGAACATTCTCAACACCAGCAATAGGCGCGGCAGCGTTCACGATTCCCTCTGGGCTAAAGAGGAACACGCCATTACCAGCGACAAGGATTGGCTGATCGGCGGCTGGAGTATCGAGTAAAGGCAAGCCCAACTCTGAACGGCGTTCATTGATTGTCTTTGTGCCACCGCGTAATTCAAGGTCTGACTTCTTAGCCATTTCCTCATCGTCACGGATTTCAGAAACCATGAATTTGAACTCTAGCTCGCGTGGCATACCTAAATAGGTATAAGAGATGTTGGTGAGCATCTTAGAAATCCATTGAGCCAAAGGCGCGACACCGATTGACTGCGCGGCTTCTGCTTCGCCTTGCTGATGACCCGAAGCACCGAGTCCACCCTTTTGAGAGAAGCCGATCTCAGTTGGGAGAACGCCGAAGTGACCTGTGATTGAGGTAATTAAATATTCATCTAGCGCGGCTTTGAACTTCTCGCCGTAGCCCTCATAGAACTCAGGCTTCAAACCGGAAGGCAAGATAAGAGCGCGTTTGCGTTGCTCTGTCTGCCCTGCCAAGTTGTCGTTGATAATGTTTTCGTATTGCTTCATTACAAGAGGGTCATTACCGAAGTCGGCATCTGAGGTGAGCATCATCTCAGGGGTAACGCCATCGGTGTATTCAGCGCGTAACCATTGCTGGCGGCGCAAATAAAGGTCAGCTAGTGGTAGGCAACGCTCAACAGGTGAGGAGCCATAGACAGAGTTAGCCCTGCGGTTGCGGATGAAGTAGGAAAGGTCATCTGAAGTGAATTCGCCGTCTGCATTTACATCGTCAGAGTTAGCCATAAACTCAGAGCGAGGGAAGCCATAGAGAATCTGTTGGTAAGCGGCTTGTGGCGGCATCGGGCGCATACCGCGATCATCCAAAAGTGGCTTAATGGTCGAGCCGTCTAAAATCTGGAAGCCGTATAAATCCCCACCAACTGTTTTCTGAGGCCAGATAGCCCACGCATCTAGCACAAGGATTTCCTCTAGCGACATCATCATCCAGTCAATAAAGGTCAGTCCGTTGGCTTTGTCTGGATTCTCCCAGAATGTACGCAAGCGGTAAATCTCATCTGAAAACTTAGAACGAGCCTGTGACATAGCGCGAACATGATCGCCACCGATTTCGGAGATAATCTTTTCGCTTGCATCTTGAGCGATAACGATGTCCCAATCTAAACCTGAAATCTTTGCCTTTAATACTTCGATGCAACGGCGCACAATGTCAATCTGCTCTGCTGCTCCGCGAAGTGTTTTGAATTGAACGAGTTTCTGCTCTGTGCCGATGTTGAGGTTTTGAGCGACTTGGTATTCATAGCGGCGTGGGTCAGCTCTGCCGTCATCGCGTAATGGGTTGATTGCGCCAGGCATAATCGGCTGACCGGGGCCGAAAGGAACGCCCGACATAAGGGGATTGCGTTGTAAGGGAGTCTGTGCGCCGTATGTGTTTTGCTGGTTAGCATCTCGCATCTGTTGTTCAGACATAACGACTGCGCCAGCAGGTAAGTTACTTGGAGCCTTCTCGATCTGTGCATCTACGATTGCTTTTGCTAGACGGTCTAATAGACCCATGTGTCCCCCATTAGTTATGCCTCTTGTAATTCAGGCTAGTGTAATGATAGCGGTTTTGCATTTCCGGAGCCTAAGCAAACGGGCAGACGAGGGCTTTATGCAAGCCCGTATTTCCGTCACCTGAAGTTTCCGGTGTAGAAGTCGGGAGATTTCTCTAATTGCGCCATGTACGACAAATAAGCCTTGTTCATCTCTAGGCAATTCGTTTTAGAGATTTATTTGTTGTTCGTTAGTTTTCGATTTCTAACTCGCTTGCATAGTAGGCAAGATTGAGTAACGCCATCTAACGGCGGTTTATGCGATTACTACTCGCACTCAGGTTTAAGTCACGAAAGCCTGATAACTAATTAAATCTTACTCTAAAAAGAAATAGAGCGCAGAAAGTCGTGACTCCCCCTGCGCTCTATTCAGGTACAGAAAGCCTCTACTCTTTCTGCGCCTTAGCGTAATCATAGGGGTATTAAGCATCAATTACAGTTTTGCAACGCGGACATAATCTTGTTCCGCGCACTAATGGCAGACGGCAACTAGGACAGAAATCAGCCATCGCAGCGAGTGACCTCATCGCAACTGATCCACCCATGAGTTCTGTAACTGCCCAAACGCAGTTGTGAACAATTACGCCGTTAGCGGTGAACTCATGCTCGCCTTCGATCATTAAATCAAAGACATCACTTGCGCCGCTTGCGTAACTCCGCACCACACTTGCGCCCACAGGTTTCGGGGCGTTTCCTGCGTTGGCTAAAGGTTGCATTACATATCGGGCAAATAGCATCGCGGTTGTATTTCTGACTTGTTTCATTTGCTCTGTTGATACAGGTTCTTGAACAGTATCTAGCCCTAGCAAACGCGGCTTGAAACTCTTTTTTACATGATTGGCAGATTTTAGGAAAGCGTTCTCGGTTCTCCCATGATTGCTTTCCGATACGCCTATGTAGCTCTTTTCCTGCTGGCGATCCATGCCACGCATTTGCAAAAGGTCTGATGTTGTTAATGTTTTTTCTGCGTTTTTCGGCAAATTCCTCTGCGTGAAGTTCGGCGTGTTCTTTGGGCGTAACTGCGAGAAGGTTTTCAATTTGGTTATTAAATGGGTTGCTGTCAAGGTGATGGATGTGATGACCTTTAGGGATTGCCCCGTGATGAAATCTGTAAATATCTCGGTGGAGCGTATCCCCTCCAAGTTTTGAGTAATAAACTCTATGCGTTCGCTGTTTTCCGTTTGGATTACGGGTGTAAGTAATGCCGTTAAATTCAACTTTTGTTGGGTAGTCCATGCGCTAAGTGTATCAGCCCACACTAAAGAATCCAATCGTGACCAACCTTTACCGATTACATAAACTAAGTGGTCAGGCGTTCCTGTTAATTTTTTTCCGTTACTTAATTCAACTGTCATAACATCCGCATTGGCGCGAGTCATGCGAGTAGCCAGCACCTTGCGCCAACCCTTGCGAGTCCACGCGTAATCATTAGTTGTTACATCCTCAATAGGGATTTCGCCACGCCGAGTAATTACCAATGAGCCTCTGGCAATACAAGCATCCATTCTGTCTGGGCTTTTATCAGAGTCAGGTTCCCATGTCACTAGCTGATCCTCTAACTGTGCGAAGTTATTGCCGACAAAGTGAAGGCGTAACTGTTCAGAGAGTGCGGATACTGGCTCAGCTCTCACTCGCTTGCCTCTAGTGGCGGTTACTTTCCGATAAGGGATTGAGGCATCGACTTGTCTTAATAGGGCTTCGATCATGTCGCCCCCGTTATTGGCCTCACCGATTACCCGATCGCACTTCCACTTCCTAAACATCTCTACGGCTTTTCTTGCCCACGCTTCAGGCGTTCCGCGCATAGTCGCATCTTCTAAAATGTAGTAATGCCCGTCAGGTGTAGCACCGGCGACAACGATTCCCGTTTCATCACTTGACTCACCACTCGTCACGGCAGGGTCAATCGCTACTACTACGCGGAAGTAAGGTGGCGCATCTTCGGGCTTGATTCTTGATTCTTCAATGAGAGCGCGTGTCCAAAGGGCGTTTTCTGAATCTTCGAGAAGTTCGCCGTAAAGTTCTTGTCTGCCCGTTCTAGTTCCAGCATAACGCGCTTGCAATTCAAGCAATGCAGCAGGTGAGAGGTTTGTGGCGTTGTCAAAGGTTGAGCCTCTGGTAACGAATACCGACCCATCAGTTCTGTTCAGCCATTCGCGCAAGATCACAATGGGTTTGGGGGTTGTGGTGATACAGGCTTTTGGGTGCTGCCCGATTCTAAGAGCTGGCGCGATTCCCTCATGCCAAGTCGCGTAGGGGTATCTCCACTTTGCTATCTCATCAGCCCACACGCCAGAAAGGTTTAATCCACGACCCGCATCAGGGTTATCCGCGCCAAATATGTGAATCTTCTGCCCATCGCCAAAAACTATTTGCCAGTTGGATTTGTTATAGGTGAAATCCCGATCTTCAATTAGTCCACGATTCTTGAGAACGCGCAAAATCCCACTTGCGCCTTCAATACAGATTTTCCGAGCATCGCTAAAGGTTTCAGCAATAACCGCCCATTCGGTAGGTGCGCCATCAGGGGCTTGGGGATGAGTAAAGACTTGGTTAATCATCCATTCGCTTCCGGTGCGAGATTTACCCCATCCACGCCCAGAAAGAATCAGCCAAATATGCCAATCGCCTTCGGGTTCCTGTTGCTCAGGTC